TGAAGAAATATCAGGCCATGAAGGACGTTATGTGTGAGGATAACAGAGCTCACGGGCTGCTTCAGTTTTATGGTGCAAATAGGACAGGGCGTTGGGCAGGAAGATTAGTACAGGTGCAAAATCTCCCGCAGAACCATATGCCGGACCTAAAAGAAGCCAGAAATTTAGTTATTGATAAGGACTTTGCTTCTTTGGATTGTCTCTATGATTCAGTGCCTAAAGTTTTATCCGAGTTAATTCGTACAGCTTTTATTCCGGCAGAGGGTCAGCATTTTTATGTATCAGATTTCTCAGCTATTGAGGCCAGGGTTATTGCTTGGCTGGCAGGGGAAAAATGGAGACTGAAAGTGTTCGAAGAAGGCGGGGACATCTATTGTGCCTCAGCCAGCCGAATGTTTCATGTGCCGGTAGTAAAGCACGGCATTAATGGTGAGCTAAGGCAAAAAGGTAAGATTGCAGAACTGGCCTTGGGTTATGGCGGTGCCGTAGGAGCATTAACAGCTATGGGCGCTCTCACCATGGGCGTCAAGGAAGAAGAGCTCCAGCCGCTAGTGGATTCATGGAGGGACTCCAATCCAAAGATAGTTCAGTTTTGGTGGGATGTAGATAAGAGCGCCATTGAGGCGGTCAAGGAAATGAAAAAGGTGGAACTGGGAAACCTTACCTTTGAGTATAAAAGCAAGATGCTTTTTATCACACTGCCTTCCGGACGGCGCCTTGCCTATGTAAGACCAAAGCTGGAGCCTAACCAGTTTGGCAAAGAGGCCATAACCTATGAAGGCATAGGCGTTGGCAGAAAATGGATGCGTATTGAGACCTACGGACCAAAGCTCGTAGAAAATATTGTGCAGGCTACGGCCAGAGACCTTTTGGCAGAAGCTATGCAGAGACTAACTAAGGCCGGATACAAAATAGTGATGCATGTGCATGACGAAGTGATTATTGAAGGTGTGGCCGATCTTAACGATATTACGGCCATTATGGGAGAGACACCTAAATGGGCGGAAGGTTTAAAACTTAACGCAGATGGTTACGTCTGTGATTTCTATAAAAAGGCGGATTGAAAAATGGACAGATTAAATGCAGAAGGATATTTGGATCCTACGATGTATTGTGCTTTGCGCAGAATAGAGGTTATAGAGAATTATAAAAAGCTGATTTATGTTTGCAGCCCATATAGGGGAGACGTGGCTGAAAATGAAAAAAAGGCTATGAAGTATTGCCGTTTTGTCATTGGCTGCAATAAGGCGCCTCTCGCTCCGCATCTTTTATACCCAAGATTTCTAAATGACAGCAGTCCATTGGAAAGGGAAATCGCCATGCAGATAAATAAAATACTCTTGGAAAGATGTGACGAACTCTGGGTATTCGGTAATGACATAACACAAGGCATGGGGAAAGAAGTAGCTTACGCTAAGAAGCTGGGCATTCCTATGAAGTGGTTTAAGGAGGAAATGGAAGAATGAAATTCACCTTGTATACAGCAAAGTGTCGGGATAATTTGCAAAATTGCGTTTATCCGGATGAAAGGGTGATTACGAGTAAAAAAGCCCTTATAGAAGCAGTAAGGTTTGACCATGTTACTGCCTGTTATAAAGAAAACTACAGGAATAAAGCTAATTTTATAAAGTCTGACTGTCTGCCTCTTGATTGTGACAATGAGCAGTCAGATAAAGAGAAAGACTGGATTAAACCGCAGGATGTGGCTAAGGCTTTTACTAATGTTCCTTTCGCAGTGGTTTACTCAAGAAACAATATGAAGCCTAAAGGCGGAAAGTCTGCCAGGCCAAGGTTCCATGTATATTTTCAGATACCGGACACCACAGTTCAATCAGGCTACGCAGATTTAAAACAGCAGGTTGCCGCCATGTTCCCGTATTTTGATACCAATGCCTTGGATGCAGCAAGATTCCTCTTTGGCGTGAAGGAACCGGAAGTAGAAATCTTTGATGGTGATACCTTAATCACTGATTACCTCAGTGCCTTGAGTTTTGCTCACTTGAATGAAGTGCCGGAATGAAAACGCAACAGTACTATGAGCCACATTGCCGGAAAGCTCATTAAACGTTATGGCAATACAGATGAAGCCTATGAGCTTTTCAAGAAAAAGGCGGAAAATTGCAATCCTCCCTTGGAAGACAAGGAACTAAATGTAATTTGGCATAGCGCCGTAAAATTTGGCAAAGTTATGGAAAATCAGGAGGGGTACATACCGCCGGAAAAATATAACTCGGAATGCTTGCTCAAGCCTAATGATTTCTCAGATGTTGGCCAGGCTGAAGTGCTTGAAAAAGAGTATAACGGAAAACTTCGTTACTCTCCTCAGACTGACTACATTGTGTATAACGGTAGTTTCTGGGAAGAATCAAAACCAAAGTCACAGCGATTGGCTCAGGAGCTTACTACCAAACAGATGGAAGAAGCGGACCGGGAAATCAAAAAAAGCATGAAGGAAATGTCAAAAAACGGCTCTTTGACAATACTTGCAACAATGGGACCCAAAAAGGCAATCAGCGTATTTAATAAGGAGCAACGCAGAGCATATGAAATCTACGAGAATGCCAATGCCTATAAAGCTTATGCCATAAAACGCAGGGATTCTAAAAATATCACTGCATGTCTTAGGGAGGCTGTACCCATGCTTGAAATAAATCCTAATATGCTTGACGGCAATGAAAATCTGCTTAATACCCCAACGGCTACTTATGATTTGAAAAAAGGACTGAATTCAGCGAAAGAACATGATCCAAAGGACTTTATAACTAAGCAGACTACCGTGGATCCATCGGATAAAAATGCCGACATGTGGCTGGAGGCTTTAAAGATGTTCTTTTGCGAAGACATGGAACTAATAGATTATGTTCAGCGTATTGTTGGTCTTGCAGCTATTGGTAAGGTGTTCCAAGAAGCACTGATTATTTCTTTTGGCGAAGGAAGCAATGGTAAATCAACCTTCTGGAATTCTATAGCCAGTGTGTTTGGAACCTATAGCGGGACTCTTTCTGCAGATGTGCTTACGGTTGCCTGCAGGCGCAATACGAAACCGGAGCTTGCTGAAGCAAAAGGCAAGAGGCTGATGATTGCCGCCGAGATGCAGGAGGGTATGCGTCTTAACACTTCCATCGTAAAACAATTGTGCTCTACAGATAAGATTCAGGCGGAGAAGAAATATAAGGACCCGTTTAACTTTCAGCCTACTCATAGCGTAGTGCTCTATACAAACCATCTGCCAAAAGTGGGAGCCATAGATAACGGAACCTGGCGCAGAATTATTGTTCTTCCTTTTAACGCCAAGATAGAAGGAAAATCGGATATTAAAAACTACTCGGATTACTTGGTGAAAAATGCCGGTGGAGCAATTTTAGCATGGATCATTGAGGGCGCGAGACGTGTAATTGCGGGAGACCATAAAATCGTGCCGCCACGAAAAGTTGCTGAGGCCATTGCCAAATATAGGGAGAATAATAACTGGCTTGGTAACTTTTTAGAGGAGTGTTGTGAAGTCGGAGAAGACTTCTATGAGAAGTCCGGGGACATCTATAACGAATACAGATCATATTGCATGCAAAATGGTGAATTTGTGAGAAGCACATCAGAATTTTACGCTTCTTTGGAACAAGAAGGATTTTCTAAAAAACGAACCCCGCAAGGCAGGTGTGTACTTGGTTTGAAGCTGAAAGCGGAATTCCTATAAAACGCTAAAATGTCAGTCGATGTCAGTCAATACATAAACTTTGTATAGGGCCTAAAAAATAGGGTATAGGGAAAGTTATGGAAACGCCTGACATCGACTGACATAAAGGAGAAAAATATGCTGGAAAAAGAACTGGAATTGAAACTTGTAAATGCTGTGAAAAATAAAAAAGGATTGTGCTTAAAACTTGTGTGCCCCGGTTTTTATGGTATGCCGGACAGGATTGTTCTTCTCCCACATTTTAAGATGGGATTCGTGGAAGTAAAGGCTCCCGGCAAAAAGCCTAGGGAATTACAAATAGTAAGACACCGGCAATTAAGAAAACTGGGCTTTAAGGTTTTTGTACTGGATGACAAAAATCAGATCGGAGAAATATTAAATGCTATACAAACCACATGATTATCAAAAATATGCACAAAACTTCATAATGGATAATCCTACTGCTGCAGTTTTTCTTGATATGGGGCTTGGCAAGACGGTTATTACCTTAAGCGCTATATGGGAACTGACTCTTGACCGGTTTGATATTTCTAAGACATTGGTAATAGCACCACTAAGAGTGGCTCGTGATACCTGGCCAAATGAGCTTAAGAAATGGCAGCACCTGAAAGGACTTAAGATGTCAGTGATAGTAGGGAATGCGAAGGAAAGAATAGCGGCACTTAATGCAAAGGCTGATATCTATGTGGTCAACAGGGAAAATGTGGAGTGGCTTGTGGAAAACGGCAAATGGGACTTTGACATGGTTGTTATAGATGAGCTATCCAGTTTTAAGAATGGCAAGGCAAAGAGGTTCAAAGCATTAAGAAAGGTGAGACCCTTTGTACAAAGAATCGTAGGCTTAACCGGTACGCCGAGTCCTAATGGCCTCATGGACCTGTGGGCAGAGATTGGCATATTGGACATGGGAAAAAGGCTGGGAAGATATATAAGCCATTTTAGAAATGAGTATTTTGTGCCGGACAAAAGAAATCAGATGATTGTCTTTAGCTACAAGCCAAAGCCGGGTGCCGAGGACGCGATTTATAACCAGATATCCGATATCTGCATAAGCATGAAGGCTGCTGATTATCTGAAAATGCCGGAGCTTACAAACAACATTGTGGAGGTCAAAATGGAGGACAAGGAAAAAGCCATTTATAAAAAGCTAAAAGATGAAATGGTTCTAGACCTTCCGTCCGGAGAGATTGATGCCAAGAATGCTGCCGGCCTTACTAACAAGCTGCTGCAAATGGCCAATGGTGCTGTTTATGCTGAGGGCGGGAAAGCAGTTCATATTCATGATAAAAAACTGGATGCTTTGGAGGACTTAATCGAAGCGGCAAACGGCAAACCGGTTCTTGTGGCTTACTGGTTTAAACATGACATAGAAAGACTGCAAAAAAGGTTTGCTATAAGAAAATTGGAAACGAGCGCTGACTTTGAGGAGTGGAACAAAGGTGAAATACCGGTGGCTGCAATTCATCCGGCCTCTGCCGGTCATGGCCTAAATTTACAGGCTGGTGGTTCAGCACTTATCTGGTTTGGGCTCACATGGAGCTTGGAACTATATCAGCAGACTAATGCCCGTCTTTGGAGACAGGGACAAAAACAGGCTGTGGTTATCCACCACATAGTTACCAAGGGAACAATCGACGAAAGAATACTGAAGGCTTTAAAAAATAAAAACATGACACAGGTTTCGCTCATTGAGGCCGTGAAAGCTGACTTGGGAGGAAAATAACATGAGGTTTTTAATAGATAAAGTAAACCATCCATCACATTATACAGGAGGAAAAGTAGAGTGCATTGATGCCTTGGAGGCCGCAACAAAATATTTAACGGGCATTCAGGCCGTTTGTACTGCCAATGCGATTAAGTATCTGTGG